GGGTAGGGCTAAGTACAATCGTGAGACAGGAAGCAATCTGAAGGCTCCTGTCACCACTAGCAAGCCTAGCAAGTCTGAGGCTGGCAGACGGGCATCTTTTTGCGCTCGTATGGGTGCAATTGTTAAGACAGCCAAGAATTCTGAACGTGCTAGAGCATCTATGCGGAGATGGAAATGCCGATAGAAGGTGACATGAATCAAGATGTAATGGAACTTATGCGTCAAGAGCGCAGCCCAGACTTCTTGTCACAAGCACAGAAAGAGTATCCATATCTAAAAGATAAAGAGATAGACATACTCTATAACCCAAAACCACAAGAACAAAGATACCTAGAGTTTTATCCACCTGACGAACCCGGTGCGCCAGATATGCCGCGCCCAAAAGAATTACCTATGGGTAGAGTAGGCATGGAGGTATTTCGTTCTGATGTGCGCCCTATAGATATTCTTGGTGATTACGTATCTCACTACGGTGTGCAGTCTGACCCTGAACTGCAAAAGTATTACGGTCAATTTGGTGAATCAACTGACCCTGAAATGATGCAAAGAAGGTATCAGTTTCACAAGGAACAGTTTGGTGAAACTAGACCTTATGATGTTTGGTATAAACAAACTGGTTTGCCTGAGTTGTTCAGAGGATATACGTTCAATCAGTTTGGTGAGAATGCTGCACAGCTTTACAGCCCACAACAGTTGATGATCCTTGATCGTGTAAAACAATATCTAGGAATAAAATAAATGAGTAAAAGTCAAACACACTATCTACCTGACGGTAAGGTTTACAAGGGTGCAACACATAAGGCTGGCAAAACCCTGATGACGGGTGAGAAGCACACAAAGACAAGCAAGGTTTTAAAACACACTAAACCTAAACAGAAAGGTGCAAAATGAAACCCGGACTCTACGCTAATATCAATGCTAAACGTCAACGTATAAAGGCAGGTAGTGGTGAGAGAATGAGAAAGCCGGGAAGCAAAGGCGCTCCCACGGCTCAATCATTTATTCGCTCCGCGAAAACAGCCAAAAGAAAAAGCCGAAGATAACTGCTGTAGCAATACCAGCCCCAACTAAGAAGCCACCAATAAACGTAATAATGGTGAAGACTTCCATAGTTACTCCTGCTCTAAAAAACTACGTATGTCAGCAACGGGCATACCTAATTTCTCATGTATCAAGAGAATGTGACCAGCTCCCATTTTCTTTCTACCATGACGAAACTTAGATATATCTGGTCTGCTTATCTTTTTATCAAAGAATTCATAAAGTCTCGCATCGTTCTTTAAATTATGCTTTTCCATAATGTGATCGAACAGCGGGAAGTATGGTTTTTGTGTAATGTTTCCTTCAAGCATATTATCTCCTTATGGTGCTGGTATTAGTTTGCCATCAAATGCGTAGGTTCCTATATGTGTCAGACCTACCCACGGTGCTGCGTGTATCTCTCCACCGTTATCTCTCCATGTTTTACAGAAGTGATAATCCTCTGACAGCAGACGCTTAGTCTCTGGCTCTATGCTCTCTGTGAAGTATTGGCTAATCTGTTCTGCTCCCAAATTTCCAGCTAGATCAGTAACGTCATTGACATACCACGGAACTATCGGCTTTAGCTTCTCAAACACTTCACGCTTAATCAGCATGAATCCTGTGCCGCCGTTCCATATTTCTACTGGCTCATTAACTGGTACTGTAGCCTCACCCACATAGTTCTTTAGGTTGACCACAAACGAACCTGTGTGATATTTCAGGTGACTATCAGGAACGCCAGACTCTACCGCTTTGCGTACTGCACCCCAATTGATTTCTTTCTTAGGATAAATTCCGGTAATTACATCCTTGTCTGACTCCAGCATCTTTAAGAAGTCAGCAGGGTTGAATTGAATATCAGCATCTATAAACATCAAGTGTGTTGCGTCTGACTTCATGAAGCCATGCGCTAGTGCATTCCTGCCGCGAGTGATTAAACTTTCGTTGAACATGAATGACATCATGCTTTCTATCTTGTTGTCTCTCAGCAGGTTATTCAGTTGCAATAGGCTCTGTGTATAAAACCCAAAACATTGACCACCGTACATTGGCGTAGCTATAAATATCTTTTTCATTTGTTCATCCTGTAAAACCATTTGTCTGCCCGGCGCTGACAGTCAATGCTGTAACCGTTAGCTCTGAGTTCTGAAATAATGCTGTTGACTGCACACACTCCTGCCTTTTGTATAATATCTAGCGTTGTGTATTCCCCTCCCCGCCCCAAAAGATTTGCTACTTTCTGCAACCGTTCAGATTTATCAAAATTTGCAGCATTCACGATATATCCTCCACTCTGATGACGTATCTGCCTTTACTGTTCTTGCGCCAGCCGTGGCATTCAATTCTTATTCCTGCATCTCTGACTAGCGCAACCGTGGTTGACTCTTGAATTTTCTTTATACGGTCAGCAACAGCGGAAGCCGTTACTTGTACCGCTAGAACTTCATCCTTACGTATAGCGAGAATGTCGCACCACCCCCACAAGTCCTTCCTTTGTTTAGTAAAAGAATTCCACTTCTCTACAATCTCGCAGTGGTAGCCTTGCTCTCTCAAATACTCAAGGCTTCGTTGTGTGGGTGAGCGACTAGCAGCCATCAGAAAGGAATCTCATCATCTCTGTGTGGGCTGTACTCTCTTACTGTGCTGCCCTCAGTAGGTTTCTTGTAGTTCGGATCAGGCATGAAGTTATCCTGCGCTAAAGATATAAGTTCACCTACTGGAGTAGGCTTACGCCACCCTGCAAGCTTGACCCACTCACCTTGTTTAATATCTCTGTCAGCAGTAAAGCCGCCTTTCAAGTGAGGCTGTGTATCTGTCTTGCGTTTGTCGTTCGTGAACAGAACGCCCTTACCCGGTCTTTCATTATGGTTCTTCATACTTCCTCCAACGAATTAGCAGCCGCCATTACTTTCATTTTGGTAGGCGCATCTAGTTTATCTATCACTTCACCGTTTGCATCTTTAAGCATCTTTAGCTTTTCGCGTTTAACATCGCTAGTAAGCTTTTGGCTTGCCTTTATTTTGTGAACCATGTCGTGAAAGGAAATCTCCCATTCTGCTAAATCCGTGGATTCGCTGAACGGCTCGTCCATCCCCGGCACGTAGAGAGGCAAAAAAGTCTCACCTTCTTTTTTCTCTTTGGCCTTCTTTATTTCCTCAACAACAATTTCCGCTTTGCCCATGTTGACTTCCTGAGTTTGCTTTGGCGGCTCCATGTCCGATACTTCCTCTGGCGTGTAAACACCTGCGACACAGCCGGGATATACGGATCGTATGCCCTCTGAAATACATCTTGCTCTGAGCATGGCTCTAGGATACTTATGCCATCCAGAACCCGGTTTAACCAAGCCGATATTCTTGCCCATCTCGATAGTCCAAGTGACAGACAAAGACCCACCAGCGGGATGACTAAAAACACCAGTAACTCGCTCATCTGTGTACTCCTTCCATTCCACCTTCCCACCTGCTTGCTGGAACCTAGCCATCATTGCGTCTGCTTTCAAGGCTGGTCGCCCTTGGATAACGTGATAGTCACGCGCAGCTATAGCAGGGTGAGAACCTTCTGCCTGTGCTACTAGCATCAAAGCCATAGCTTCCTCTGCTGTCTTGACGTTGAATAGTCCAGACTTGGCAACTGCTACTGCCATCTTTTCTATATCTTGGTACGGAACTAAGTTACTCATCTCATCCCCTATTTAAGTAAGAACCTACGTGAACCATTTACTTCAACTACAAACTTTTGATAAACGTCTGGCATAGCTTGTTTAAACAACTCGCTTGAGAACTTCATGCTTGGCTTAGAGTTACGCCACGTTACAAGCGTCTTTCCATCCACGCTAACGAGCGAACCTTTCGCACCCATATATTCCCTAATCGCAACCTCAACCTTCTCCGCTTCTGTCTCAAGCTGCTTGATACGTGCCTTGTACTCTTGAAGAACAACGCAAGCCTGTTCAACCGCGCCTGTTGCAGTTGCGACTTCCTCACTTGAAGTAGGCCAGATAAGCTTGGTTGATTCAACATCACTAGCTTGCGGCTCGGCATTCGATACAACAATTGCCCAAAGCTTTGCCATCGCTTTAATAAGCTCATCCTTCATTTCCTGACTGATAGTGAAGTGATAGGTTCTGAACTTCTGTCCTCCAAACAAGACCGCAAGATAAATCTCATCCACGTTATGACAGGCCGCTTCGTGTATGAGTTGATACATATCAGGAACAGGAACCATGTTTGTTTCTTCGTCGAACTTAGACATAACGCCAGCGTTGTAGTTCTTGCATTCAACGAGTATTCGTCCATTTGCTGAGATGTAGTCAAAATGAGATTTAAGCCACGGCTCAGTCTTATGCGAAAGAACATAATCAGCGTCCTTGAGTTCTATCTTGTGCTTGTCTTGGAACAGTCTGGCAATGGTTGGCTCCATCACCTTACCCATTTGTACTTCTTCCACCTCAGATAGATCAGGCGGTTCCTTCTTTCCCTGCTTTACTAGGATTGCGTCAGCAGCGCGACCGTTAGCTGCTAGTCTGGAATCACCCGACCACCATGCTGCATTACGTACCTCTGGTGCAAAATCATCTGTATTAACGCTTGTCATAATTTTTTCCCTTTAGTTTAGCTTCTGTCATGGCAACACAATGCTCACCATTACTTGACTCCCATGCCAGATAATTTCTTTCCTCATCCGTCAATCCTACCCATTCTTTCTTTCCCATCGCTTGTACAGCTTCGTCCAGTTTTGCTATTTGCTCCATGCGCAAGGTATCCATGATTCCCCAGTCATTGTGCGAGTTAGTCATTTTCCACAATTTATCGCGGTGTATTTTTAAAGCGTCTAACACTACGTCGTATTCTTTTTCTCCGCTGTCATCCACTGTTCTTTTCCTTTAGCTTCGCTGTTATGGCTCGGACTGTATCTGCCCATCCCGGTGGAAGCCTAACTGCTCCCGGCAACAGCGACATAATCTCCTCATCCGTCAGCCCTACCCATTCACGCTTTTGACTATCATTTTTTAAACTAGAGAAATATTTCTTTTCTGATTCCTCAAAGTTTTTCTTTCTTAGCTCTCTTATTTCGCATACATGGCATTTCATTCTTGTCCCTTTGCGTAGTCAGCTACTGTTATAAGATTCCCAAAAAGTAAACCGGAAATAATTAGCGCAATTTGTTTATAAATATTATTTGTAAAATCAAAACCATAAATAAATAAACAAAGAATAATTGAGCTAGTAGCAGTAATTAAAAATCGTTCACTCATCCCTGCCCCTTATTCACTTGATACGCAGTCAAACCTGTGAAAGCGCCTGCTGGCATGGCTAGTGTTACACCCAAGCGCACCCCTTCATGCCATTGATATATGTCAAAGCTAACTGAATAGAATGCTCCAAGTAGATATACACACAGCACACCTACTGCACTGGCAATTATTTGTTTCATAACTCCTCCCCATTCTTCTCGGCTGCTTTGTTCATGTCGTGGAGTGCCCTTGCGCGGATATCGATGGCACAAGCCTGTGTCCAGCCCATCTCGTTGTGCTCTACTTTGCCTGTTGCGTACTCAGCACCGACCTTTTCATCACACACCTTCGCGCACGCCTCTCGCTCTGCTGCTGCACTTTGTTCTTCAACTAAATTGCACAATATATAAACAGCCTCACCAACCACAACGATGCCGTTTTCACGCATTAACTCATCAACTTGATCCTTAGTCATGGTTGACCCTTTCGCGGATAGCTTTGGCTAGATTCTGTCTCCACGGTTCTTCAAACTGCCGCACATATTCATCTTCAATAAACTTCGCACACGCTTCTCGCACTACCGCTTCAACTATGTCAGCGAAATGGTGCATTTGATCGAGAGTAATGTGCGCTATTCCAATATCTGCTGGTGAACCTACTAATCCAATTCCAGACATATTTGTTCCGACTGTTAAGCCAGCCTTAGAAGCCATGCAAATAACGTCATCTTTAGTCATTGCAAATCCCCTCTAATAGGTTGCAGTATGTGGTCGGCAATCTCTTGTCTATCCACGCCTGTCATATCTAATATCGTTGATAGCAGTATTAGAGTGGCTGCTCCCCATCCTGCTAAGTCATCGCCGAATTCATCCTCTAGGACTGCTGTAAGCCTGTCTATGGCTCTTGTAAGGTCATCGTGGCTATAAGGTAGGTGCTTCACGCATAGC